CCGGGTTGGGGCAGGCGCTCGGCACGATCGTGCGGATGACCTGCAGCTCGGCGACGAACACATGGCCGCAGATGTCGTTCTCGCAGCGGTAGCGGATATGCCGCACCATTGTGGTCAACGCTGCGCTGTTGCGGATCCCCGCCGGGCCGCTGCAATGCGGGCAGGCGATGCCGGGGATCCGGTGCTTGGTAGGTTTCGAGATCGTCATTGTGTTCCCCGGACTGGCGCTGTGTTCGATCCCGCGCCGAACCTTGCGAGGCTGGCGAGCCGACGGCCGATCGCGGCCAGCGCGCTCTCGGCCTCCTCGACCTCGACGACGGCACGAATGATGTCGCGCTCGGAGGCGTTTGAAAGCGTTACGGCAAACCCGGCGGCGATGGCTTCGCCGGACTCACGCGCGAAGGTCGCGAAGTCCCCGGCAAGCGCATCGCGGCAGGCGGTTGCAGCCTCCACGGCAACGTCGAGCTTGTGCATGTAGGTGTCCAGAAAGGGGGCACCCTCGCCACCGGCCAGCCGGTAGGCGATGTCGAACTGCAACGCCTGCTCGATCGTCGGTCGCTTTTTCGAGCGCTCTTCCGACCAGTAGCGCACCGTCCGGTTGGACCGGTGGACGATCTTTCGGCACGTCTCAAAAGAGAGCGAAGCCGCGACGCGTGTCATGGCATTCGCGAAAGTGCGGGGCGAGCGAACAGTGGTCATGCTCGAGCGATCCGGTGCGAAATGCCGGTGCGATCGCACGCGACCTTGCGTGTAGGATTCGGTACGACGCCCGGTGTAGGGTTAGATGGATAGATATCAGGACGGAGCAAATGTTTCGAAACGCCAGTCTCCCGCTCCACAACAAGGCAAAGCTCGGCGGGCAGCCGTTTGCTGCGCTGAATCCATTTCCAAACGGCCGTTTGCGAGACACCGCAGACGCGGGCCAAAGCGGACTGTGAGCCTGCTTGGGCAACTGCCGCCTGAAGCGCTTCAAAGGGTGTTGCTTCCGTGTGCATACACCCTCCTACAACCAGTGGTGTAAGATAGTCAACGCTTAATAGTACGTATGCTGTTACATCTTAGGTTGTAGGAATGGCCTGTGATAAAAATTGAACGCCTTGCATTTTTGATGCGTCAACACGGCATCTCACAGTCCGAGCTTGCTCGGCGAGTTGGTGTGTCTCAGCAGTCAATCGGCAAGCTCGTATCAGGGGTGTCGTCGGGTTCGCGACACATCGGGCGCATTGCACAGGAATTGCAAACCACGCCGGCCTATCTTGCCGGGCAGGTCGACGATCCGAATGAGGGAGCCATGTTGCTCCCTACCGAAGATGTGATCGCTGACATGCTCGATCTCGTCACAATCGACGAGATCGATTTGGCTTTCGGTTTGGGCGAAACCTACACCGACCATCTATCAGTAGAGACTACTCGTCGTAGGTTTCCTCGCGCTTGGCTGTCAGCCCTCACGGACGCGCCGCCCGAGCATCTCGTCTTTGCACGCGGTCGAGGAGACTCAATGATGCCGACGATGCTCGATGGCGATATCGTCCTCATCGACAAAACGCAGAACAGCTTTCGCGAACAGGACGTGCTGTGGGCTTTGCTGATGGGCGATGCCGCGATGATCAAACGGCTGCGCATGCGGCCGTCAGGGCGAATTGCGCTTCTATCGGATAATCCCACAATCCCGCCGGATGAAGTTGCTCCTGACGAGATCAGAATTGTTGGGCGCGTCGTCTTCATCGGCCGTCGGATGTAATTTTAGACGACGCTTTCCAACGTCAGCGCCGTGGTAAATCCCCGGTCGGGGAGCAGCTCGTGCGTTACATCCGCAACGAGCCATTTCACGGCACTAATCTCGCTTTTGAACCCTGTCACCGTCACAGCCCGGTCAGGATAAATCTCCAACCTGCCTAGAGCGAGGCCAAGATCAAGTGAGCGGGGCTCCCGCGTTGCACGACCCTGCTCGGCGGTCGCGGCGCGGCGGGCGGCATCTTCGGTCGGATAAGTCCGCGCCAAGCGCTTGACCTCGCCAGTCCCGCTGCCGACCGTCACTGTCTTCTTTTTCGCGCCCTTGCGATCATGCCAGTCGGCTGAAACGCTGCCCGCCTCCTCCCGCTTGCGGATCTGGAAGCTGTGCCGATCGCCATCGCCGCGGCGGATTGTGATTGCCGGGATCGTCGCACCCGTCGCCGTGGTTGCGGCGCCGGTCGGCGCGAGGATTAACGCGCCGGCCTTCACCGTTGCCACCGCGTCATGCTCGCGCCCCAGCCGGCGCAGCAGCGCAATGTCGCTCTCGCGGGTCTGTGCCATCGCCTTGACTGCGATCGACGCGAGAGCAGGCGCGCAGCGGGGCGTTAGGCGGTTGCGACCGGCGATCTCCTTCACGATCGCGCCAAGCGTCGTGTCATGCCAGCTCTTCTCCCGCCGCGTCGCGATCGCACTGGTGAAGTCCGCGGCTCGCGCCCGGATCGTGATCTGGTCGGGCGGGCCGCTATGCTCGACCTCGTCGACGGTGAACTTGCCCTTGTCGACCAGGCCAACCGTCACGCCGGATCCGGCCGACCAGCCGAGCTGCACGCTCAGCGTCGCACCCTCGCGCGGCATCGCCAACCGGCCGTCCGAATCGTCGAGCGTGATCTCGAGCTGGTCCGCGTCACCGCCGCGGCGTTCGCTGAGCCGCAGCGTGATGAGGCGCGGCCGGATGCGATCGGTCAGATCGGTGCCGTCGAGTGTCACCCTGAAGTCGGGGACGTTGTTGACCGCGGTCATGCGGCGACGCCCGTGTCTTGCGCGACCTCGAGCAGCTCGATCGAAAAGTCGACCTTGCGCGGCGTGCCGTCGGGGAAAAACTCCTTCTGCCCCTCGTCGATGTCGGTGATGACGAAGGCGCCGTGGACGCGGCCGGTGCCGTCGACCAGCGGCCACGCCTTTCCTTCGGCCGCCATGTCGCGCAGCTGGTCGAGCGACGCGCGGCCCGCCATCAGCTCGGCATAGGCCGCGCCCGATAGACTGATCCTGTCGTTCTCGCGCCCGAGGAACTGCGTGGCATCGATCGCGCCGACCCGGCCGCTGCGCGCATGCCGCCAGCCGCTTTTGCGCTGCTGCTCCTGATAGGCGAGCGTCGGCAGCGAGAAGACGAACATGCCCAGCGCCATCATATTCACAGGTCGGCTCCATCGGGGCGGTCGGCAAAGGATGATTGCGACATGGCGCGCTGGCGACCCTGCGCCCGCGCGAGGGCGCGCTCGACCGCCGTCGCGAGCGCCTGCTCGCTCTGCCCCGGGGCGCCGTAGACGTTGATCGTGATCGGCGCCGAGGCGAAGGTACCGCTGCCTGCTCCTGCGGCCGAACCGGGCAACGACGCGGCGCCGGCAGGCGTCAACGCCGGTAGCGCGGTGCCGACCGCCAGTGCCGCAGTGAGATCGCGCGACAGGCTGCCAATCCGCCGCACGGGCTCGCCCGCGCCGCGCGCAATGCCGTTGCTGAGGCCCTGCATCATGTAGCCGCCAAAGCCGGCGAAGACGCGCGACGGCGAGCGGATGCCGAGCTTTTGCTTGAACCAGGTCGCGGCCGACGACGCGGCGCCAACGATCGTCGCCTTCAGCGCGCCAAGCATGCCGGTGATGCCGTTGATCATGCCGGCGATCATGTTGCGCCCGAACTCGCCGAAGCGCGCGGGCAGGCCGGCAAACCAGCCAAGCGCACCGGTGACGACGCCGACGATGCCGCGCCAGAGCGCGCCGAACCATGCGGTGATCGGCCCCCAGTTGGCATAGATCAGGTACACCGCCGCGGCGAGCAGCGCGATCACGGCGATGATCGCCAGCACCGTGCCGAGGATCGGTAGCAGCCCCATCGACGCGGTACCGCCCGCGACGCCCATCGCGATAAGGCCGGCATTCAGGATCGCGATCGGCCCCATGATTGCGGCGATGACGATCGCGAAACCGCCCAGCACGATGAACATCACGGCAAGCGCCGCGGCGGTCACGGCGATAGCCTTGGCGAGCACTGGATGGCGTTCAGTCCAAGCCGCAATCACGCTGGCGTAGCGCGATGCGCGCTCGGTGATGGCATTGACGGCCGGGATCAACATGCTGCCAAGGGACACCGCCAGCACCTGGGCATTGATGCGCAGCTGCCTGGTCTGTTCGGCCGAGTCCTTCATGCGCTCGGCAAAGTCGGTGTCGGTCGTGCCCGAGGCGCCGGCCGCGGTTGCGCGGATCCGGCGATATTCCTCGAGGTTCTGAATCAGCGGCCGCAAGCCCTGCTGGACCTGCGCGTCCTCGAACAGGAAGCCGATCTTGCCGAGATCGCCGGCCGTCGCCTTTTTCGTCAGCTCGGCGATCGCCTCGAGCGGCGTCTTCCCCTCGGCATAGGCCTTCTTCAGCGCGTTCGGCAGGTCGATGCCGAACTTCGAAAACGCCTTGATCGTCGCCGGCGAGGCGATTTTCTGGATGATGTTGGCGACGTTGCCGGCCGCGGTCGCCGAATCGCCGGCACCCTTGCGCGCGATCTGCAGCGCAGCCGCCAGATCTGCGACCGCGCCGGTGCCGGTCTGGCCGAGCGCCTGATAGCCGGCAGTGAGCGCCGGGAACGCCCCCGCCATGTCCTTGATCTCGAAGGCGCCGCTTTTGCCCGCCTGCGCCATGATGTCGATGACGCGCGCCGTCTGCTCGACGGGCACCTTCAGGTTGTCGTTGGCGGCGAACGCAGCGGCGGACAGATCGGCGATCTCCGCCTTGTACGCGGTCGCGGCACGGCCGATCGGGCGCATCATAGCGACCGCCTTTTCTGGACTGAGGCCAAAGCCGGCGAGCGTATCCACCCCCTTTTGCAGCTCGTCAGGCATCTGGTTGGCAGCGCGCGCCGCGGCGAGCAGGTTGCGCCCCATCTTCTCCGATCGGTCACGCCCAAGATCCGCCTTCTGGGCGATGTCGGTCATGACGGACTGATATTCCTGCGCGTCACTGATCGCGCCGAGGATCGGACGGCCCATCGCCATGCCGGTGGCGATGCCGGCCGCACCGCCCGCGGCGATGCCGGTCGCCATGTTCTGGGTTCGCGCGAACCCGTCGCGGGCTCGGCCGAAACGTTTCTGCCGCTCGTCGAGGCGGTCGAACTCGGCACGCTGCTGCCCCATCGTCGCGGTTGTCGCGGCGATGTTGTCGCGCAGCCGCGCCTCGTGCGCGCCCAGATTGCGAACGTCGACACCCGCCGAGGTCAGCCCCGAGCGCATGCGCGTCAGCACGTTGCTGTGGTCCTCGCTGGCCTGGACGAGCTTGCGTTCCGCCGCCTCGGCTGCAGCGAGCGCGTTGGTCATGCGCTTGGTGGGGGTGTCGGTGCGGGCGATGTCTTCGCGCAGGGCACGGATCCGACGCCGGGCGTCGTCGACCTGCCCGAAGATCTCCGCACCCTTCGCCTGGCCGATCCGGAAGTCGCCGATCGCTCGCGCCTGGGCGCTCAGATCCTTCAGGCTGTTCCGCGTGACCTTCAGCGCGGCCGCTGCCTTGGCCGAACCCCCGATAATATCGCGCAGCGGCCTGGTGACCTTGTCGCTGGCCTCGAGCAGCATGCGGATGCGGAGGTTGCGGTCCATGGCGTCAGCTTTCCGGGTTGTGGCGCTCGGCCGCGCGCGTGCGCCAGCGCATCAGCTCGGCGATCGTCATTTCGTCCATGGCGGCGGGAGGCCAGTGGAAGACGATCGCCAGATCCGCCATCGCGTCGTCGATCAGCTCCGGGAGTCCTGTTCCTTCGCCGCCCTCGGCAGCAAAAAATCCTGCACCTCCATGCCGAACTGCGTCAGGTCGGCAGGATCGAGATTGTTGACCTCGGCATCGGTCAGCGGCGGCATGGTGATGCGCGGTAGCAGCCTGGCGGTCGCGGCGACATTCATCTGCACCAGGTCGGCGATGTTGAGCCCGCGCAGCTCGCCCGAGCGCGGCCGGCGCACCTTGACGCTGTCGATGGTCACCTCGCCGCGGGTGAAGGGAAAGTCGAGTTTGACGGTCGTGTGTTCGGGGTTGATGTCGCTCACGCGAAATTCCTTGAAGCTGGCGGTCGGGAAATATCCGCGCCGGTTGCGCCGGCGCGGATGGATCAAAGGATGATGGCGCGCATGTCGGCGAGGCGATCGATGCCGCCGACAATGTGGGTCATGTTGAGTACGTCGATCTCGATCAGCACCTCGCCGTTCCATTCGAGGCGGTAATAGACGAGCGCCATCTTCACCTTGAAGTCGCCGCCTTCGCCGACCTTCTGCTCGCCCATGTCGATCTCTTCGTGGCGCCCTCGCACGGTTACCTCGACCGCGTCGGACGTACCGGACGCGTCGTTCTGATACTGGCCGGCAAAGCGCAGGAAGAGACCGCCGATCGTGGGCGCGGCGCTCTGCAGCAGCACGTCTCGCAGCGGACCGCCGGCGCTGAACTCCAGCTCCATTGCCTCGGCGCCCATGTCGAGCTTCACGGTGCCGTCCATGCCCCCGCCCCGATATTCCTCGAGCTTGCGGGTCAGCTTGGGCAGCGTGACCGAGGGCACCTCGCCGATATAGCTGCGGCCTTGGTTGAACAGGTTCATGTTCTTCAGTTTGCGGGGCAGTGCCATGATCGGCTCCTAGCTTTCAGGTCGGGAAGGTTGGCGGCGATCAGGCGACGGAGAAGTTGGCGAGATAGCTGTCGGTGATGCGCTGGGTGAGCAGCAGGTTCTCGAGCGGCGGGACCGGCGTGAATTCATAGTCGATCGACAGCTTGCCCTGCGCGAGACTCGAGGCGGGGTTCTTGTCGGCGACGAACCAGGCCTTGCCGCCGATCAGCTGCCCGGCGGTCACCAAGCCGGCAATCGACAGGTTGATCGTCTCGACAATGTCCTTCGCGAGGCTCGGCCGCAGCGGCTTGTCGATCGCCCACATCATGCCGGCGCCGATCGTGTCGAGCAGCACCTGCGCGGTGCGCGTGGCAGTCTCGAAGGTGAAGGGCGACGTCGCGTCGATGCAGGTCCGGTTGCCCCAGAACCGGAAGCCCCCGCCCGCTCGGATGAGGGCGGTGACCTGCTTGTCGTTGAGCCGCGCGGCATCGCTATTCTCGTCCTGGATATCGAACTGGATATCCTTGGTGAGACCGACGACGCCCTCCACCGTGACGTTGGACAGCGACTTGTGGAAGCCCTCCTCCTGGTCGATGCGGGCGCGCAGGCCGAGCGCGCGGGCAACGGCATAGCTGGTCGCGTTCGCCGCGAC